GTTCAATGGGCGCAATTACTGGCCCTAACTTGCATTGTTACAGAATCGTATTAGATTATGGTCAAACAATGCCTGATCTACCGGAACTTGTAGCAAGAGGATTTATCGGAAGCGCTGTTCGTATTTGGCCCCCAGTAAATGTATCATTCTTATGCAAAGACCCTAATTATACTGAAGGTGAATATATTACAAGGATTGCAAATGCAATGTCTGCTAATCCTGAAGGTGGCCCTGTCGCATGAACCCTGAATTAGACAATATGCCTTACGATCAGTGGCAAGCAGAGCGACAAGCACATTGGGACAACATGAACCGCTTTGGTGCTAATGTTTCAATTGCTGACTCTAGGGTAAGTGATGATTACTATAACAATCTTGGATCATACATAACTCAGAGGCAAGAAGAAGCAATCCCTGTTGCTGGTCAGGGTTCAATGCAATTCTTGCGGGCTGCCTCAGGTGCATCTCGTTTAGTTGGCCGGTATTTTCCGCCTGCAAGTTTTGTTACCTTTTTTATTGATACAGTGATTACAGTTGCTGAACAAGAAGGTTACTAAGGTTGACAATTAAAACAAATGATTGACAATAACTCTCTATCATCAAAGTAGTAACTACATTCACTTTCAGGTTTACTTTTACCACAAGTGTCACAGATTAGCATTAACATTTGTCTGCCTCCTGATCGTGACCTTGAGCAACATGATAAGCGCAGTAAAGATTGTTTTCAAATCTAGGACGGCCACATTGTAGTAAGCATTCCTTTGTGTTGTTTGCTGCTTCTTTGTGTGCTTCTCTTTTATTTCGTTCTGACCTTAACTGATTTCGAACCCATGCAGAAAAATTAGTTTTCTCTTTTGCATATTCCCATGTTACAGAATCTAGGCTGACATTGATTGGCCTCATTCCTCTTCACCTGCGGCTAACTGATATGGAGTTTTAAAATCTACAGTATCGATTGGGAGTAAAACACAGTAATAGAAATGCAAAACTTGGTCTTCCCACCATGGATTAACTTCCCATTTTATTTTCAAAAGATGTTCTCCACGATCATAGTCAAATATTATCTTGACTTGTTCACATTCTTCAAAGGCTTCGATTGCAAATCTTAATTCTGTATCAAAATCTCTCATTTCATCCCAAGTCATCATTGACTTGAGTGTTTGAATCTGTTCGTTTGGATGGTCTTTGTAGTACCATTCTACGAATTCTTCCTGTGCTTGGGCATAATGTTGGGCGTATCCTCCTTCCATATTTACTTCCAAATTAACTTTTTACTTAAAGTTATGCGCACGCATAGTAAAAAAAGACAGGTTTACTTTTTTCACTTAGGTGTTTATACACCTGTTGTAGTGTTAGGGTGGTTAGGGCGGGGGAAGACTCCTGTCTTCGGGACTCGCTTCGCTCGCGAAGATTAATTCACAGTTTACTTTATACACCGGCTTGGTTTAGCGAAGCACATGGCAAAAGCCCAAACTAAAGATTTTGAGATAATGATCGAGATAGGTGCTACTACTACAGCAAGCACCACACCATTGGATATGACTGATTATGTGGATATCGCCGACAACGAGGCGTTTGAAGTACACGCAGTCGATTTAGTGTTAGACCCCACTGAATCAATTGCATCATTTGGAGCAGATGTTGAAGCAAGATTTCAACTAGCAGATTCAAACATTCAAGCATTCGTTTCTCACAGCGATAGAACATCTTTGTATGTTACACGTCAACTATTGGATTCTCCCTCCCTGGCTGCATATGAACAATCTTCGTTTAGTGATTTAACTCCGCTAATAGTTAGTAAAACTATTTTCTTGAGACACATTCACGATCTAGCAGGCCAAACGTTAGATTATACTCTTCGTATTAAAGGACGCATCGTTAAGCCATCCGCTAAGGATTACATGGCACTTGTACTGACTCAGACAGGCAATGTTGCTTGAGGTGTTCTAAATGAACGCTGATTACAGGCGAGGATTTGCCGATGGTTGGAACGCTGCTAGGTCTGGTGTGGAAGATCTTCTTGGCGACCTTGAAGGCACTCAGTTCGCAACGCCCATGCAAGCAAAAGCACCGGCAGTTCGAAGACAACCTAGAAAAAAGTCAGCATGGCAGAAATACATGGGACAAAAAAAGAACCAAATTAAGTTTAAATCTGGACCTAAAAAAGGAAGACTTGACCTTAAACGAATGGGAAGGGCGTTCCGTAGATCGCGAAAGTGAGGAATAAGTATGGCACAGATCGTAGACAAAGACACTAGGATTATTGATGTTGACTTTGGAACATTACAGGCTACTGTGGGGCGAGACCTAGATTCACCATTCCCAACAGCAGTTAGTTTTCTAAAAAACGGAACTGCTGACTTGTTACAAAACATTCCCGCAGGACAAGATGGCGGAGGTAGTTTTATTCAATACAAAAGAGTAGATCTATCCTTTATGCTAAAGAACGGTGAATTGATGATGCCTGTTAATGTTAATTCACAAAGAACATCTCCTGTTCCTATGGGTAGTAATCAAAATGGTGCAACATTTAATCAAGTTGAAGAATACATTTATATTTTAACTAGACCATTGAATAATCAAGATCTGTTAACTGCTAGATTAAATTTCGAATATCAAATGCTTCGGAATATGGGATTAGATGGATGTGACAAATTAGGTGTAAATATTGTTGCTGATTCAGGTCTTCCAAACTTTGCACAATGTATCTATGCTGAAAAGCGCATTTATGGCAGTAATACGGCATTAATGGCTACTCGTACAAATGGTTCACTTACTCCAACTAATACATCGTTTAATACTTTAGAAGGACAAATGGTTTTGAATTCTGTTAGTACATGGGGTTCAATGGGCGCAATTACTGGCCCTAACTTGCATTGTTACAGAATCGTATTAGATTATGGTCAAACAATGCCTGATCTACCGGAACTTGTAGCAAGAGGATTTATCGGAAGCGCTGTTCGTA